GCTGAAGAAGTAAAGAAAAAAGCTGCTGCTGAAGAAGCAAAGAAAAAAGCTGCCGCAGCAAAGAAAAAGAAAGCAGAAGTTACAAAGAAAAAGAAAGCAGAACAATCGAAAGCCTCAGAATAAAGGCTTTCTCTTTAAATAAACTATTTAGGTATGACATGGAGGAACATTAATGTCACTGCCAGAATTAACACCAACTTCACAAACATCAGCAATTATTTTGCCAAAAACAGGAAGCACTACCAACGTTTCAGATTCACTACCTTTGGGTGTTTATGCCGGGTCTACAGAATTTTTATCTGGTGCTGCCGCTCAGGTTGCTTTTACTTATAAAAGATTGGGTGGGGACATTTTAGATATTGAATTGACAGAGCAAAATGTTTATGCAAACTTTGAAGATGCTGTTTTAGAATATTCTTATCTTGTGAACATTCATCAATCAAAAAACATTTTAGGGTCTGCTCTTGGTGGAACAACGGGTTCTTTCAATCATAAAGGACAAATCTCAACAGGTGATTCTTTAAGTGGATCAAACGTTCAACTGAAATATCCAAAGCTTAACTTTGAAGTCGCTTTTCAAATAGGCAACAAATTTGCAACAGAAGCAGGTGTTGGTGGAGAACAAACAATCTATTCAGCATCAATAACAACAGTTACTAATAAACAGGATTATGATTTGCAAAAAATTGTTTCTTCATCTGCTGCTAATTCTGATAACAGCGCTTTTCCTTACTATGGAAAAGTCGGAAACAAAAGAATCAAGATTAGAAATGTTTATTATGTAACACCACGCCAAATGTGGAGATTTTATGGTTATTATGGTGGCTTAAATGTTGTTGGAGATTATCACACTTATGGACAATATGCAGATGATTCTACCTTTCAAGTAATTCCAGCATGGCAAAATAAAATTCAAGCTATTTCATATGAAGATCATTTATACACTCGCACATCACACTATAGTTATGAAGTTATTGATAATAAATTGAGACTTTATCCTATACCAGATGGTGTTTCACCAGAAAAATTCTGGTTTAGATTTACAGTTGACAATCAAGATATTTGGGAAGATGATAATAACGCTGGTCAAGAAGGGGTTA